CCTGTTCTAAATCCTCCAGCGCCTCCACCACCGCCACCACCGTTGCCTCCGCCACCACCGCCTCCTCCAACAATTAAATATCTAATAGAAGAAACTCCTGTAGGGCAAGTCCATTGTCCAGAGCCTGTGAAAGAAATAACTTCATCTGATAATCCTGCGTACTTAATAATTACTATTCCTGAACCTCCAACACCTCCATCACTAGTAGTTCCTCCGTCTGCACCGCCACCACCTCCTCCACCTGTATTAGCAGTTCCAGAACCTCCTGCTGTTCCAGATGAATTATTTGTTCCATCTCCACCACCTCCTGTACCACCATCTCCTCCCGGTCTTGAACCCACTTGTGCGCCACCACCACCACCGCCTCCTGCTCTTGTTACAGAAGACCCTGTTATATCACTAGCAGTGCCATTACCTCCATCACCACCCGCAGAGCTATCTCCGTTTCCTCCAACTGCCCCTGCTCCTCCTCCACCACCTTGTGTGGTAAAAGTAGCATTATCAGACACCCCAGTGCCTCCGTCATTTCCTTGTGAAGGAGATGTGCTTGGAGTGTTACCAGAGCCTCCAGAGTGTGTGCCATTAGGGAAGCCCCCAGCACCTCCGCCAGAACCCCCATCACCACCGGGATTTCTACCCGCACCTAAACCACCTCCTGTTGAAGTTACGGTACTAAATGGAGACGGCCCTGCTATAGAAGAATCTGCTCCTTGTGATCCGCTAGCATAACTAGCCCCTGCACCAGCCGCACCACCGCCACCTATAGTAATAGTGTATGTATCCCCCGGATTAACTGTAAGCCCTGTTCCTGTTCTAAAACCACCTGCTCCACCACCTCCACCTGCGTTTGCCGCACCTCCGCCACCTGCAACTATAAGGTATTCAATTTCAGTTACACCAGTAGGACAAGTCCAAGAACCTGTTCCAGTGAACTGCAAAATTTGAGTAATAACGCCTCCGCCAGAGGCAGCAGCAAAGTTAGTAAAAAGAAGTTGATGTATGCCTGTCATTATTATGTTCCTGTAACATACGCATGTTGAGCTGAAACAAACAGAACTGATGCTATTTTATTTGCACCTAAAGTAATAGTAGCCGTTGCTGATGCCTCGCCAACTTTAAACATTGAAGTAATATTTGATGAGATTGTTGCTGATGCACCTGCACAAACCACTGAAAATATATCGCCTGTGTCAAAAGTTCCAGCCGCTGTAGGAATCACTACGGTCTGGTCAGAAGAAGTTAAAAATATAAAGTTTCCCGCATCTGTTTGAGCTGCAGATACAGTAGTGATAGCAATTGTCCTCGATCTAGGAATGTCTCTCAAATCTCCATCTACATCAGATACACCTCCTGTTGCTAAAAAAGTACCTCCAACAGAAGTATTACCCACTACACCTAAATTACCTGTGCTATTTGCTGTGGCAAGAGTAAAAGTGCCTGTAACAGAAGCATTATTAGTTATTCCTAATGTAGCTCCCACAGAAACAGCACCTATGACACTTAAAGTGCCTGCATTATCTTGATTACCTGTAACCGTAAACGCTCCGCCTACAGAAGCAGCCCCACCAACTGATAGAGTATTTAATACTTCCATAGCACTTGCACTACTAACAGCAGAAGTTACAGCCGAACCATCGGTGTATACTATTGCCGCACCTCCAGCAGGTACTGTTTGAGTATTAAATAAATTTGTTCCTGCTGCTGTACCGTTTCTAACTGAAACATCTACACTTAATGTATTGTTTATAAGATAGCTTTTCTCAACAGTAGGTAAAAGTAAAACATGACCTGCCGTTCCTGTTCCAACTAAGTTTAAACGAAAGTTTCTTCCAGCCTGCAAAGCATTTGAATCGGTTAGTGTTACAGATGCAGTTGGAGCATCATCAGCAAAAGTAACATCAGTTGTTCTTGCGATAGCTTCTTCAATGGCAGAAAGATTATTGTTAGTTATAGTTCCCCATGCACCAGAGTTTTCCCCTGTTGCCATGAGTTGAATTTTTAAATCTGGTGACGCTGACGAAGCCATAATGTTCTCCTATGCTGCTTCTATTATATCCCAATTGGGGGTTTGATCTGTATCTACTTCTCCCCAAATTAATGTTTTACCTGCTGTTCCAATGCCTGAAACTCCTGATGTAAGCTCTATTTTTGCACTTAAAGAAATAAAAAAACCATCTCCTAATTCAGCCGTTCCAGATAAACCTGTTATTAATGCACTTGCACCTCCGCTGACTGAAACCGTTCCCAGAAACATCGCTGCTGAAGCTCCAGTTACATCAACTCTATACTCTACGTTAACAGTCGCAGTACCAATAGAGCCAGCAGCACTGACTCCATCTACAGTTAAGTCAAGTTGAGGCGCACCCCAACCATTTCTTGCCCACGGTCCTGTACTCCAGCCCTCGTAGATAACACTTGTGGGCATTTTACGCTATTCTAATAATTGCTGCTGCACTGGTTGCCGCAGGGAAAACAATTGTAAAATCACCCGCTGTTGCTGCTTTTGATCCTCCAAAGTCTAACACTGCTACTGCTGCATTAGTTAAAGTAGTTCCAGCATTATTAGATGTAAACGGAGTGCTATTGTAAATCAACGCTCCATCTGCCGCTAAAGTAACATTTAAAAAAGTTAGATCAGCAAAATCTACAAAACCTGATGTAGAGCCTGATGTTACTCCAACCACTGTTAACGCAGAACCTGCGGTAACATAATTAGTTCCCACACATTCGCCCGCTGTAACAAACCCAGTTGTAGAGGCATTTAATGTTGCTCCAGATGAGTACAAAGCAAGTTTAAACGTACTAGCCGCACTCGAACCTGTTGGATGAAAATTGTGCATACTTAACATTACTTCTTGTTTAAATGAAGTACACATTGCTTGTGTAATTGCCATACCTAACTCCCTATTCGTCTAAAATTTTTATTAATTCAGGATGTCCTGCTTGCCTAAACTTATGTGCCAATGTCGTGTTATTACTGCTTATAGCTTCTTTCATGTAGTGAACTATAACTTTTCTAATATTCTCTTTAAATGCTTCTGCTTGTTCTCTAATAACAGGATGTGTTTGACTGCCAACAGATATAATTTTATCTACAGCCCTTTCAGATATTTCTTCTGGAGTGAAGCCTCTATTAGAAGTTGTGTAAACTTTTACATTTCCCCCTAATAATGCGGATGTACTATTTCCTATCATTTGACTTCATACCTCGCTTGTTCTGTTCTATACATATCTTGACGATTTTTACCTTCACTTAATTGTTTAAGTAACGATAAACTTTCATTATACCGTGCTGTATAGTTTGTTAAAACATCAGGTTCTGCTTTTGTAAAAGCAGCAGCTTCTAGTAAAGATCCGTATAATAACAACGAATCAAAATTATCTCCAAGCCATGATGTCCCTGCGGTTACAATAGACTCTGGATAATAAAAGTAATGCAACTCCGTTGAATAGTTTTGATCTGGTGTTGGGCCTACTATATATGTATCATCATCAAACAAAGCATAATGTGTAGGAGTTGCTGTGTCTGTTGGAGTTGGAAATGCTTCTCGAATGAAACTAACATCTTTATTTAAAAGATAACTATAAGCTCCTGTAGTAGGATCAATTACAGCTAAAGAAAAATTAGCTAACCAATCTGAAGGAGTTTTTAGATATTGATTATTAGCTGTTAAAGACCCTAATACATTCTTTCTAAGATTTAAAAGTTGAACGGAGTTAAACACACGTTGCTCAGTTTGTTCTATAAATGTATTAACTTGTTCAGTGCTGGTCAAAGAAATAGAATTACCATCACTATCTGTAAAAGAAGTGTCAGGGAAATCGTTTTCACAATACCCTTTTATAGTTTCATAAAGAGTAGCGTAATTCATTATGCAAGCCTAGTTGAAGACTTATTACCTTTTGTAGCAGCCCCTGATCCTCGCGTTACAACAGTTTGCGTATTTGGTACGTTATTTGGATACCCGTCAACCTTAGGCACAGGAACTTGCACTGGTTGTTTATAAGTATTAGTATCATTTTTCATAAAACCTCCTAAGTAATTTCTATTGTTACATTGCCTACACCTGTACTAGCAACTAAACTATTTGGTAATCCTAACTCTAAAGGGTCTGCAAACCCTACTGGGTTAAATCCATACTGAAAGTTTCTAGACTTTGATGAAGGAAATCTAGTTAAATCAGGCCGCGGATTACGAACTGCTTGCGGATCTTCTACTGGATACAACCCTAATGATAACTGAGGTTGATCTTTTTCCCAACATGTAGGACAAACAAAAATATTTACTACATTGTTTTTAATTGTTAAAGGTTTTAATTCTTTTAACTTATATCTAAATCCGCATCTATCGCATTCTGCAATAGTGTGTCTGCCAGAACTAAACCTGTTACTCATAGTTAGGTAATAAACATTTGTCGTGGAACAAGTCTATCTGATGCTTTTTCACGATCCTCTCCTGCAGCAAGATCCCATGTTTCATCATACATAGCTTTTAACATTGACAAACGCTCCATTCCATTAGGAACTTTTAACGCTAAGTAATACGCAAGTCCTGCTGTTAGGCATGGTAAAAATCTAAAAGGTACATCAAAACTTACAGCTCCAGTAGATGCGTCTTGTATTCTTCTCATTCTCCAATACACAAAGGTATAGTAATTGCTTTGATCCGGTACAGGCCATACATTTATATTTGGAGCCTGTGTTCCTGTAGGACTAGTAGTGCCAGATTGTCTGTCAATATAAACTTGAATTGGCCTACCTTGATTTAATTTTGAAGGAATGCTTGCATAAGTAGAGACACTTATCCTAGAAATTGTTAAATCTGATTGATTAGAAACACTGCCATCATTTGTTCTAATAACATGTTCTAATAAATCAACAGTATCTATAGGCAAATCATATTGTCCTGTACCCGCTGTCAAAGATATAGACCCTTGTTCAACAGTCCATAAATTAATTCCTCTATTAGCCCAATCTGCAAATAATAAATTTAAAGAACGTCTTGCAGTTTTTAAATCGTATCCAGTACGTAGTTCAGAACCTGCACGTTCAAAAGCCTCTTCAACAATTTCTGTTAAATTAAGATCAAAACTAGAAGTGCCTGAAGTTGTCATTAAGATTTCCTATATGCTTTTGTTTTCTTTGCTATTTTTTTCGGTTGAGCCACATACTGCTTACCTTGCTTCTTACCTTTTCGCTTAGCTCTGCTAGTCGCTCTATACTCTGCATCAGATAATGAGGCAATTGCTTTAGCTGGTAAGTACCTTTCGCCTGTAGCTTTTTTACCTTGTGTGCTAGGTTTCCCACTTTTGGTTCTCCATTTTTGTTTTGTCCAGTTCTTTAAAGATTTTTGAGATTTAGCTAAAGCCATGTATTGTCCTATCTAATATCTTAGTTTCGCCAACCCTCCATTTACAAAAGGAGAAGCCATTGCCGCAACGCTAGAAGGAGCAGAAGCAGAAGGAGATGTAGTTTGTATAGGAGCAGGGGCAAGACTAGTAGGAGTTTGATAAAACTGTTGTCCTGCAATAACAGGCGCGCCTTGATTAGCTAGGTTTATTGTAGCTGCTTGCGGATTACTTAAAGGCATTCCGGGAGGTTGCATTCTAGGCTGTGGAGCTAAAAAAGGTTGTGGTGTAAAACCACTTAATGGTTGAATAGCTGAAGTAGCAGGACGATTTGCAATATTAATACCTGCTAATCCTGTTGTAAACGAATCTCTATTTAAGTTAATATTTGAATTTAAAATGTTATTAAGTTCTGCTTGAGACGGAGCATACCCCATCTCTTGCTCAAACATTTCAGCAGCACGATTTCCAAACTCTCCACCTGTAATAGCTGTTTGTCTAAACGTAGCTGCATCTTGAATAGCATCAGGATCTACGTCTCTGTAATACTTATACGCATCTAAACTAGGATCTCGACCTAATACATTTTGAAATTGTTTTACAGTATTGTCACTTCCTAATTCTGGAATAACTGATTCAAAATATTTTTGAGATTCGCCTTCATCTAAAGTTGCACCGACAGCTTTTTGGGCTTTCATAAAATCCCCATACTCAGTTGGAGCTGCGCCAAAAACATCTTGATATGCTTGAAATGCCCCTGACTTTGCAGCATCAGGGTCTTGCATCATTCTTGTAAATAAGTCTTGTCTTTCATTTGCGTCTATAGAATCTCCAAACTCCCTTTTATAGTACGCAATATCATCAGCGGTTGCGTCACGCCCTAATACACTTTGATAAATCTCTGTTAAGTTAGAGCCAAAATCAAAAGCATCAGGCACACTTCCATCTGACACTCTTGTGCCAGACATAGCTTGCTCTTCTGTTATCACGTTTCCTGTATCCGCATCACGGTAAACAGTTTCTGTTATTCCCATACCTACAGGTTTTTCTTCTGTAGTGTATGTACCAGAGTTAGTAGCAGGAGCAGAACTGTCAACAGGAGCAGTATATCCGGGTACAGAAATCATTTCATTAGTTAACGCAGCAGCTTCTTGAGCGTCTAACTCCGAACCAAATCTATTAGCGTGATAATCTAATTCTCCTTGAGATGCAGGTCTACCATAGTTGTCAATATATAATTGATTAATTGCTTCAATACTCATTAACTTTTATACCCTCCACCAGATTTTTTGTAGGACGAGGCGAGTAACTGCGCTTTACGGGCTGACCACTGACCGGGGCGACCTCCCTTTCCACCAGCTTTTATCTGGTTGAATAAGCGTTTACGAAGGGTGGGCTTCGTGTAATTACCCGCCTCATTGACCTTTGATTTAGCTTTCTTTTTAACAGAGCCGCCGTTTTTAAGTTTCTTCAACTTAGATTCTTCAACAGCGCCCATACCACGACTTGGCATCATGCTATCTTTTTCCCTTTAGTTTTTCCTTTTATAGCTATACCATCTATACTCTTTTTCTTAGTAACTTTTTTCTTACCGCCAGCCATAGCCATTTTAGCTTTAGGTTTATTAACCCCACCACCCATAGCCATCTTAGCTTTAACTTTACCACCGCCCATCATTTTGCCTTTACCATCAACAGCGAAAGCAGGTACCTTCTTGCCTGTTTTGGGATCTGTAGCCATAGGCATACCACCAGCTTTATAGCCCTTCTTCATCATTCCACCGCCAGCGTAGCCTTTTTTCATCATGCCACCACCAGCCATAGTCATTTTCTTTTTCATTCCCATACCTTTCATAACATTACTCCTTATATAAATTATTAAAAGTTTCTTCTGGATTCATATAGCTATCATCTTGCTCTGCACAATGAATCCATTGACTTGGTTTAAAATCTGGTGCGCCCTCTCCTGTAATCCAATACGCAGGGCTTGTTACTCTTACTCTATTGTTAGGTAAGGCTACTACATTGCCTTTCCATTGTCCATCGGTCAGCACCATAACGTGACTCTGTTTGTGTTGGGCTGGGTCATCTGCGACTTCGCTTTCGGTGTAGTCCACAGTGAAGAGATATCTCGATTGATGAAACTCTCCTGCGATTTTACATAGCCACGGGCTTGGTTTACATCTGTTAAGAGATACGATTGAATGGTTGTGTGATGGGCAATCCCACGGTTGAGCGAGGTGCGTTTCCATTCTTTCCGGCCATTCTTCCAAAGCAATGTCTCCAACCAACCCAGTGATGGGCATTCTTGCCCACATTGCTCCCCCGTGTACATTCTCTTGACTTCCGTCGTCTGCTTCACATCCTGTGAAGATGATTTGGAAACTGAGGCAGCGATCTGGCATGGTTGTAACAGCCACTGCCAATCCGTGAACAAACTCCCCGTGGTAATTTTGATGCCCATTTGTAAACTCTTTCCTAACCCAACATTTAAAATACGGTATATTACTTATTAAGTGCGCCACCTTACACTCCTTTTGTTATACTATTCGACCCCTTGTTTTACCTCTACTTGCGATACCATCACCTCTAAATTTTTTAATTGTCTTTAATTTAGCTGTTGGTTTTGTTTTTACTTTGCCACCTTTTTTGTAAGCTCTTTCTTTTAAACTTTTATCTATTTGATAAGTAGATATTCTACGATCATACTCGTCAGGATCCATATCCATAATCCGATCACCTGCTTTAGCAGATCTAACTCCTTGTCCAGAAAGTATTGCTTCTTGCACAGCGGCTTTTTCATCTCTGCCTTTTCTAGTTAAAGGAGAGGGTCTACCACTTTTTCCACCTACTGTTTTCATTCTGTCTTCATACATTTTGACAAGTCTTTTTTCTTCAGCTTTTGATATGTCTGGGTTGCCTTGAATTTTTTTTCTTACCTTACCAAGAAGCAGATCCATACTTAAAACAGGAAGTGCGCCTGCACCTGCGGCTAATTGCCTTATCGCAGAACCAGCAGCGGTAGCATCAGGAGCAGTTTCTAATCTTTGAAGTTTTTTATAAAATTGTTGCGTGTAAGCACTATCGCCTCTTTTTTCTTTTATTTCCGTTTTTGCTTTTGTTCTAGCAAGTTTTTTTTCTGAAGGTGTTAATTCCTCATCATCTTTTTTCTTAGCCATTATTTACCCCAAAAAAATTGTTGTACTGTAATTACAAAAGCGGCAACAGCCCCTCCTGCACCCGCTGCCCATATTAAAGTTCTCCAACCGCCTTTAGCTTCCGATAGCAGTTTGTCTATATTATCTACAGACTTTTTAATCTGTTCAATATCGGCTTTCATCTCATCCATATCATCTTGAATATGTTTGATCTCATTAGCCTGAACAGCTACTTCACTTTTAATATCTGTATCCATTAACACTTCCACCTTTTTCTAGCTTGTCGTAAACGACTGTTAGGGTCTTTAGCTGCTTTTGGAAACTTCTTCATTTGCCCTGCCGATCTCGCACAAAATGATTTTCTTCTTTTAGCTCTTTTACCTGTAGGTTTATCTTCTGTTACAGCAGTCTTTAACTTAGAACCGGGATTAGCCCTACGATAAGCAGCTACTCCCTTTTTAGTCATACCAGCCCCCTGCTTAGTCTTGCGAAAATTGCCAGACTTCACAGAGGTTTTAATACCCATTCCTTTTGATTTAGCCACAGTACAACGTCAAACTCGTTATGTTAGTTAATGAAACTATAGCGTAGTTATTGTTATTACTTCCTGTAGTTAATATTCCGTTTTCTGGAATAGTTAAATGACTAGATTCAACAATACCAGCAGGAGAAGTTATCTCTAGAATTGGTAGGGTACTGTTATCATCTCTTGTAACTGTAATAGAACCTGCGGCTGTAGGTGCAGCATAATTAAATGCTTTAATTCTAGTCCGTGGTAAAGCAATGTCACCTCCGTATCCAACTTGAATAGTTCCTACAGATGTTCCAGCAGCAACAGCAAAGTTTGTCACTTCTGCAAAATAATTAGTAGTAAAAACAGTAACCGCACTTTCTCCACCTGCAAGGGTTTCAGTTACTGTGGATGCTCCTAAATCACCAACCACAAATCCTGAGATATTATAGTTAGTGCTAGAATCATCACCTGCACTATTTTGAACAGATACTTTGTACCCAGCTCCATTTCTACTAGGAGTGCTTTTTAAAAGCGATATAGTACCTGTAGCAGTTGCTGATGCAAAATAAAAATTATTATCAGAGGAAGGTGTAATAGCAAATACATCTGATTGCATAACTTACTCCTCGTTAAATAGTATAAAATCCGCCAGCCGATACAGGTTGCATATATTCAACAGTTGCCACAGCATCACCTAAAAGATCTACAGTAGCTGCTGAAACTGGGAAATATGTAGCAAACACTTGAACACCGCCTGTGCCTACATTAATTGAAGCTGTACCCATAGCTGAACTTCTAACATTAGTTATGGAAGTAAGACTTGTACTTGCTAAGAAAGTAGCATCTCCTGTAGAAGTTCCAATAGTCATTGCAGCGCCAGCAGAAGCTCCACCCGCTTCAAAGATATTTAAAGATACATTAGTAACTTGTGCGCCCGGAGGTAGAGTTGCAACAGTTGTTGTTGCAGTAGCGCCAACAATGTCAACTCTGGCTGATTGAGCCATTAATACAAAACCTGTGTTTTGAACATCTGTGCCTACAGTTGTGCCTGTAGTGTCTTTAAGTGGCCCTGCTTTAATTGGGCCTGAAAAGGTAGTAGTACCCATTTAATTCTCCTTGTGTATTAGCACATACATTATATCATCTCTAATAAGTCTGCTAGGTCAGTTGATATAATTTTAACCCTAGAAAACAACAGGGGGCTAATGCCCCCTATCATTATGCTGCTCCCGGTGATCCAAACATTCCAAGCGGATCGGAAAATCCAAAGGAATATCTTTCACGAGCTTTATATCGCACATTACCCGTATCAAAGTCTCCATCCATAGATGTATTCATTGGGGAACGAACAAAGTGCTTCAAGCCATTCGGTATATCGGTTGTTAAGAACCAAGCATCGGTATCTGTTAAATAATGATTAACGGAATATCCTTCTGGAATAGCTCCATTAGTTTTAATCGCATTAATATCATTATCAGCAGTAGCCACACGCAAGTCAGTATCTAACAAACGAGTTGCAACAAACATTAAATTAGGTGGAATAATTAACTTGCGAGGCTTAGCTGCAATTAATAATCCACGCTCATCTGTCCAAGCAGCTATTTGAATAACAGCAGCTTCGAGAGAAGTTTCATTTAAGTCAGCCGCAGTTGCAGGTTCATTAGAATTAGTTCCTCCACTTACTAATGGATGTGCGGTAGAGAATAATTCTACTCCGTCACCGCCAGTAAATGCAGAATCAAATCCATTATTAAGAACGGATGCTGCTTTAACTTGCTTGGTATATGCCATACCACGAGCAAGAGCCTTTGTATAACGCGCAGAAAGCGAATCGTACAAATTATCTTCAACTGCTTCTTCGGTTATTGAAAATCCTAAAGCAATTGTTTCGTGTGTATAACGAGCTGTGAACGCTTCTTGTGCATTGTCATAAGAAATAGCTGCGCCTTCAGACTTTACAGGTGCTTGACCAAAGCCAGAAAGTTTTGTTTCTTCTTCAAATGAACGCTCAGAAGTTTCGGTTTCATAAATCTCCTTATGCTCTTCACCGTATTTGGTATATTCAAGACCAAACAAAGCATTTAAGCCCGGAAGGAGTTCCTTTAGTAGTTGCGAACGTGATATTGCCATTTAAAAATCTCCTTAGATGCCTAGATTGTTCTCGGATGAAAGAACACTGAAGTTAAACTTAACAATGAACTCAGGGAAGTTGTCATTCTCTGTACCAGCAACAACCTCAACAATTCTCATTGCTAAAGTCTCTGTTACAGCGAGTGAACCACCATTTGAACCTACTACAAGGTTTACACCTGAAAGTCCAGTAGAAGTACTTTGAGCTTCAAAGTTACCTAATGCTGCGTTTTTACCGACAGCGCCAGCAAAGCCAGAACCGTCTGTGCCACTATTAAATGTTCCTAATGCAGCGCTACCTTGAATCTGATATAGCTGTCTTGGATCATCGTTGACTCTAACAAATATGTCTGTAAAGCCGGCGGTAGTAGCATTGGCTGGTAAATACTGTGCAAATTGTTGAACGCCATTAGCATCAACATATCTACATCCAACACACACTCCCATAATACCGGCAGTAGCGTTGGTAGATGTAGCTTGAAAGTCAACCGCTACAGGTGTAGCAGTACGAGCCACAGGCAATCCAGCAGTTGTTAAAGCGATAACATCACCAAAAAACATTCCAGCCGTATTATTAGCTTTGACTGGGTATTCTCTGATGGCGCCACCATGATTGGGTGTGCCACCAAGCATATTGGTAGACCTTAACCCGAAAGGGGAAGCAGTAGCTGCCATTTAATTTCTCCTAAAAGTTATTTAGTTCCTGATCCAAATCCTGCTCCTTTTGTAGTAGATGATCTTTTATCACTAAACAAAGGCATTCTTGGATCACTATTACGCATAAAGTTGTTATCAACAGAATCTATTTGAGCTTGGCTTTTATCTTTAAAATACTCTGTTCTAGCTTCAACCAGTTCTTCAGGCATACTGCAGAGCATTAAACCGCCAAGTTCGACATTACCGTTAACATCACCAGTTAATCTTAATTCAGGATAGTCATCTGCTTTTACAGGTTCCCATCCTTCTCTATTTTTCTTAGATACATTATTTTGTACGGACTCCCCAAGCACATGCGTAGCAATCCAACGATGCTTTATGCCGGGACGTTTGTTAGGTACAGGTAATGAACTAGAAGGCGTGTACACAGCACGAGTTTTAGTTTCACGAGTATTTGAACTTCTTGATTCACGACTATTTCTTGATGACATATTAAGACTCCGAATTTAGTTTAACAATTTCTTGAGCGTACTGTTCGTTTGATAACCCCAATCTTCTTGCTATTGCTGCTTGAGATTTCGTCAAAGTAACTTTCTTTTTACCCGTTGTACGAGAGGGTGCGGCTACCACAGTAGCTGGTTTTGCTTTCGGTTCTTTCCGTGCATCTCCAAAATAATCTGGAAATTCATTTCGCATGCGAGAATCAACATTCTCGTAGTAATTCTTCGTACCAACTGCAACACCTGCGTTGACTAACGAATGATGCACCTGCATTGCATAATCAGTCATGTGTTGATTTGAGTTAAACCACGGATTCCGTGTTTGCCATTTAATATCATCATCACTTAACTTAACCGCATTTTCAGGCGTTTGTTTATTATATACCTCATTATTAGGTTCTTGTAAAGCCTGTGGTTTAAAATATTTTGCTTGTTCTTCTTTAAACTTAGCAGCGGCTAGAGCTTCTTGTGCTTTTATAATCTCGTCCGTATCATAATTTTCTTGTGCTGAACGAAGTTTTTGTCTAGCCATTTCTAACTCCATGCCTGCATTAGACGTTAATACTTCGCCATATTGTTTAGCCCCAGAGTTATATTGATTACGAAGTTTTTTATTTTCTTCAAATAGTTGTGCAGTTAATCTTGCAGCTTCGTCTTTTTCTCGTTGAGCCGCTTCTTTAGCTCTACGTTCATCATGCCTAGCTCGCGTTAATTCTTTCATCCGTCTTTGAACTTTATCGCTGTACTCGGCAATTTCATTGTCTGATGGATCTTCTACAGAAATAGGCTTACGGTTTTGATCTTCTTCAGGAGTGTCATCAACAACTTCTAAATCAATGTCACTTTCCTCAACAAGCTCAACTTCTTCTGTTTCTTCTACGTTTTCTATTTCTTCATTATCTTTAACAGCTTCATTCATGTCCTACTCCTTTTAAGCACGAGAATAACCTCGTGGATCTTCTACAACCGCTTCAACCTGATCGTCGTTAAGTATTCTAAATTCATTACCATGAACTTTAAATCTTGTACCTGAGTACAACCTAACTAGGATGAAGTCACCTTTTTTACACCACGGCCCGCTTGGAAACTTTTCTTTATCTTTATACGCTAAGTCGCCAACCTCTACAACAAACAAAACAGTTGTACCAAACTCTTCTTGTTTCATTACAGCATCTGGTTTATAGATACCGGATTCACCAAAAGTATCTTCTATTTCTGGTAAAGCACAAAGAATACGCCAGCCTTGTGGTTTGGGTAATTGTGTTGCTTGAGTGTCGTCATTATCAGCCATCTGATTCCTCTACTTGTTTAGCAAGGCTAAGTAAGTGATCCTCTGCAGTGCGTAAGCCTTGAATCAGCCCACAGAGTTTTTGATATTCATCAAAACTTTTGCAACTACCTGATGTGACTGCATCAGCGTAGTGATTTATATCTTCTCTGATTTTCTCTTTCATAACTCTAGTGAAAGCATCTATCATTTAGGAGTCCTTTGACGTAAGTTATCTTTTGCTTTACCTATATCTACTCCGACTTTTACTCCTTCAATTTCTCCTTTTAATCGAAGCTCATCTGCTTTAGTTGCAGCCTCAGTTAATATTTCTTTTTCTTTTAACTTTAATTCATCTGCTTTAGCAGCAGTGTCAGCAAGAAACTCTTTTTCTTTAAGTTTTAATTGTTCTGCGGTAGTGGCAGCATCAGCCATCATCTTTTGTTTCTTTAACTCAAACTCTGCTTTTTTCAAAGCAAGCTCTTGTTGCTGCATTTGAACAATAGGATCTTGCGCTTGTTGTTGTGCCTGTTGTTGTGCAACTTCTTGTTGATTGGCTGTTAGTAATCGTTTACCTGCCTCTGCTGCTAAACGCGAAATTTGTAACTCAAGTTCTTCAGGCATGTCCTCATCAGGTTTAGGAAGCGGAGCGCCTAACTGTTCTTCAATTTTATTTCTATATGCAAACGCTACGTGTTCTGCTATATGTGCCTGTAGTGCTGACATCATTTGATTTGCTTTAGGATTCTGTCCTATAAGTTGTCGTATCTTTGGATCTTGCATAGCTGTCATGTGGACAGTTAAGTGTGCTTCGTGGTCTTGATATATAAACGCTTTTACAGGTTTATCATTAATAATATCCATATTCTCAGACACAGGATCACGAGGTTTATAATCATCTTCAACAGGAACTAACTTTGCTGCATTTTTAATACCTAGCACTTCTAACATTTGTCTATGTAATGCAGGTAAATCATAAATCTGTGGAGCGCCTTGTGCTAGTTGTATAACTGCTTGATACTGTACAACACGCTGTGACATAGTTGCAGCATTAGGATCACTTACAGGAATAATCTCTACTTCATCATAGTCTTCTCTTTTAGCTTGACGAGGTGCGCCTTTAGGATCGTACTCATATTCATCATCTGAATAGTCCCTAATAATATTTGCTAATAGTTGAAGTTCTTGTTTAAAAGAATAATGCACACGGGCTTGCACTGCAGACATTACCTTTAACATTCTTTCTAATAAAGCAAGGGTTGTTCCTACAGGAGCTTGTGCGCTCATATCCGATATTTTCATATCCGCTGTAGATGCAAATCTTCTACCCTCTTCAACAATAGTTCCTAGTAACTGGTACAACACCCCACTAGGTTCTTTATACGGAAGCGGAAGAATATTATCTCGAATAGCCCCAGAGCCTACATCTACATCACGAAACTCACCCGGAGCAATCGGAGTGTCATCTCCTTTTATACGTAGTCCTCTAGCTTTTAAACCGCCGGGAAGATTAGCTAAAGTTCCCGCATCAACAAGTTGACGCATAATACTAGTAGCAGATTTAGCAAAACCTCCGATTAAATGAAATAATCCAAAGCCATATACTCCGTATCCCGGTATGTACATGTAGTGAACAAAGTGATTTCGTTTTGCTTTTGTATCATCATCCTCATAGAAGTTTCTACGAATAGACAATACTTCTCCTGTGCCTTCTACTAAAGTAACTACATATGGAATGGCTATGCCTGTAGGTTTGCCATCATCCTCATCTTCAAATCCAACAATATCTAAATTAACGTGACTCTCATATAAAACATACCTATCATCATTAACTCCAGAGAATCCTGTTTCTTCATCTTTCTTTTCTTGTAGTTCGTCTTTTATTTTAGGAGGATCGCCTAACTCTATATCTCTATAAAACCCTGCAACCTGTAGCTTTCTAATCTCGTTACTGGTTTTATACATACGATGTGTAACACGTTCTGCTGTTTCAATACTTGATGCCCCATAAGAAATAATAATATCTTCTGCAGGAATAAATAAAGATGTCTGTCTTTGTAGTGAAGGATCAAAATAAACTTTTTTAAAAGCTGATCCTGTAGCAGGCAGATTCCACAGCATCCGTTCATGCTCTGTTCTAAACTCAGGCATACGTTCTGTTAACTCATAGTTTAAATCTTCTTTGACTCGTGCGGCTGCAGCATCTTTTTCTGCAGAGTCTTTACCCATGATTTTTGTTTTGACTGGCCCTTGTGCAGGGAAAGTCTCCATGATAGTTTCACTTTGGAAACGCACCACAGCTTCTGTAATCATTGGATGAAATACGCCAGATGCTCCACTCCACGGTTCTGTTCTTTCTTCGTACTTTAAGCCTAATAAAGTAATGCCTTCTTTATAAGTTTGTTCCCAATCTTTTCGTGAGCCTAGATCACCTTTTATTCCTTCTAGTAAATCAGTGCCAAGAAACTCTAACTCATCTCCAGTTAAATCTTCTGCAATATTTTTATAAAAGTCTTCTTCTGCTTCAGCGTCTGGATCAATAACCAACTCCATATCGCCTGCGCGTACAGTAACTTTCTCTGGATCTTCAATCTCTATTTCTAAATCTGGTTCTCCTAGTTGATCTTTTATTTCTTCTTCTACTCCAGTTGGAGCTTGGTATAAAGATTTTTCCACTGCCATAATATATCCTTAATAGTATGCGGCTCTTTTACTTGATTTAAAAAACTGAGGAGAGTCTGGCTCATCTGAAGGTAAAGTTATAAACCCCCCGTTTCTAAATCTAAGTAACGCTTGTGACATTGTATCTACATAGTCGTCATGTTCTCCAACTGGAAAACTAACAACCTCTTCAATTACATCTCTTGCCCATCTAGTATCCGGCGCCCATACAATACCAGAAGCAAACAAATCAGAAACTGCATTTACTCTAGATATCTTATCGTTACCACGACTTGGAGTAAACTCATCTACTGGTATCCCCATTCTTCTAAACTCTTGTACTAGTGGTGCGCCTGCTGCTTTTTTCTCTACGAGAAACGAATCCGGTCGCCACTCTTTGTAATGCTTTAATGCAATCTCTTTTAATTCAGGAAACTCCATTCTATCTTTAAATGCGTCTAGTAATATAATACTAGGACGGTTGTGTTCTTCTTCATCATACCAAACTCCCCATGTAGTACAAGCAGAATAGTCGGCTGTTGTTTTTGCTTCGTGTGCTGTATCCCAACTCTGGATCACAAACTCACATGGTGGAGGATCACCCTTTTCCCAAATCTGCCAGCTCGTTCTTTTAATAAACGCAGCAGAGTCTGCTGTTGGCTGCTGCATATATTGTGCATTCCAAAATCTTGGATCAATGGCAGCTTTCTTTTGTTCTAGTTGATTCACAGGCCATTGTTCAGGCCACAGACTTTTACCTGATGGTAGTATCGCAGGTAACTCAACTACTTCCCACGGATCAGCTTCCGGGTTACGCAGTTGAAAGTTCATTAACTTACCTGTCAAATCTATTAGACTCCACCTAGTCATAATAACTAGAATGGCTCCACCCGGCATCAATCGTTGTAACGGGCCTGTTTGAAACCATGACCACGCATTCTCAAATGTAGATCGGCTGTTTGTTTGTATGTCTTGCTCTGAGTGCGGATCATCAATAACAAATAAATCCGCACCACGACCAGCTAACGCGCCGCCCACACCTACTGCGTAATACTGTCCTCCGCTAGACGTTGACCATTTACCTGCAGCTTTTTGATCTTCTGCTACCTGTGTGTCAGGAAACACTTCTTTATACTCATCAGATACAATTAAGTTTCTTACCCGTCTACCAAAGTCTTCTGATAGTCCTGCAGTGTGGGTTGCCATAATTACTTTCTTAGTAGGATACTTTCCAAGAAACCATGCGGGAAACAAATAAGATGAGAACTCTGACTTACCCATACGTGGAGCAATATTAATAATGACTCTTTTCTTTTTACCGTCTGCTACATCTTTAAATATCTTTGCCAGTTTCCTATGATGTCCCCCTTCTTTAAATCCGGGATACACGTAGTCAGCAAAACTCAACATAGATTTTTTTGCTTTTTGTAGCCTGTATCTTCTTTCCTGTTCTTCGAGTTCTTCTAAAAACTCTAGCTTTTGAGAAGAAGATAATGTAGCTAATAATTTATTTACGTCGTTTTCGCTTAGGTTTAGCATTTGATTTTACGTCGGTCACATCTTTAACTACAGGTTTAGGCATTACTGCTTCTAGTGTATTTAACTTTTCTTTTATTTTCTTGTCTAACTCTGTATCGCTTATCTCAGCTTTTTTAATTTCTACTCTATCTGTAAATAGTCCAACCTCTGTGACACGGCCTAGTAACTCTAAAGCCTTTAGCCGGATTCGAGCATCCGGGTGATCTGTCTCTTCAAGGATCTTTGCAACTGTCATTCCTCTTAGTTCTTTTGCCTGCTCAACAAACGACCAGTCGTATGCAGTTAGCATGCCTACTAATTTTTGTACGGCAGGAGGTGTCGTGAGTTTCGTTAGTGAAACTTTTGCTGTCTCTACATTTGTGGAAAGAGAATGGAATGCTTCTCGTGCCTGAGTATCCTGTGCCTGTTCTGTCACAGCTACATCAGTTGCTGCACCTACAGAGTTTAGCCACTCGGCTGTATTGCTTTGCCCTTCAACTATTTGTTCTGGAGTAGCCTTACGTGTTGTAACAAAGTTACCCTTTGGATCATCAATAACTTTAGGTTCAGTATTATCATCTATTAAATGTTCAAACAAGCGAGTTCCCCTCGTGCGTAAATTAATTCTTGCATTACGATTTATGTAAGTGTATTCTATCTTTATGTGCTACGCAAGCACTGAGAATGTACTCGTTCATTCTCGCAGTCTCCTTTCTTATTGTTGTATCTTAAGCCTCGTCTAGTCAACGAGGCTTTTTTTTGGCCGGGTGCTGTCTAATGTTTGACTTGGCTTTACATTTTTTCTGAAATTTGTGCGGATTACTGTTGTACACATATACGCACGTCGTGTACACACAGGGGTGGTGGGGGTGGGGTGGGTCAACGGAAATCAAAAGGGGGTCGCTAATCACACCTATGGTAAA